ATATCCTACTGCATTTTGATACTGGGACTTTAGTCCAGACACAGCAAGCTTGATTGTACTTATACTACCTGACGCTACGATATCATCGAAAGCTTTGATAGCATCTTGATCTAAATTTTCGCCTGCCCATTGTACCATATTTCGGTACTCTTGTTCTCCGCCTGCAAAGTTTTTAACTTCGTTAATCTGATTTTCTGTAACGTCCTGTACCTGTGATGGTGGGGTTGCCTGCCAGTCGGGACTCTTAGTTACTTCTAAGTATGCATCAACCAAGTCTTGACTGGACATGCCTTTGAACTTTTGCAAGGTCTCGGGCGACAGCTTACCATCATTAGCATAGTACTCATCTGATGCGGATGTAATTATGTTAGCATTATCAGATAGTATACTAGGTTCTGATTCTGGTTCTGGTTCAGCAGGTTCTGTATTTTCTTGCTGTCCTAATTTAGATTCTAATTCTTTATAGGCTTTTTCTAGTTCTTCAGCTGACTTATATTTGCCAGCTAATAATCCTTCTTGTTCAGCTACAAGTTTCTCACCAACCTCCAGAGAGTCCTGTTCCTCTTCGGTCAGGACTTCTGATTCTGGTTGCTGATCTGTAACTGTAAATGTTTGTTCGTCTGCCATTTATTCTTCTGGTGGTGGTGCGTCTTGAGGTGACATCATTCCTTCCATCATAGCTGAAGCTTGACCAGCTAGGTCTGGGTTCTTGCTTGGATCCATAAGTGGAGTGCCTGCAATCTGTCCAGTCTGCTTAACTAGCTCTTGCTGTGCTTGTTGTTGCATTAGCATTTGCTTCTCTTGCTCCATCTGCTCAGGAGTCTTGATTAGATTTAGAACATCTATACCTTGTGCAGCTGCTAGTCTAGAGACTGCTTCTGTTGGGTTAATGAGCTTCATCATAGCTTCTGGTCCTAGAGTCTGTGCTATTGTAGCCATGAATCTAGTCAGAGCTTCGTTGTCTTGTCCTCTTCCTAATGAATTTATACCAGCTACAATCTTTGGTCTCACGACATCTTTAGGTAGCTTAGGTATTTGATTACTACGCTGTAATATTAGCATAGTTCTGTTAAGGTAGGGTACTAAAAACTCTACCGTTAACAAGCTGAAGATTCCGCCAAGCGATTGCTCCAGCTCTAACTGAGTAAGGCGTACCTCCTCAGCAGTAACCCTCTCAGCGTTTCTCACATTCATCACTAAGAACGCTTCAAGGATTCTCTTTTCTATTGACTGCGACATTTGTGCAGCTGTGGAGAAGTCGGCAGTCTTACCTACCTGTACAACTCCTACGTCTTCTGGTCTACCCTGTATGATAGCTCCGTTGCCAGCTTTGGATAAGGTCTGCGGCTTTGTGGTTGATGAAGGTGACACAAGAAATATAACTTTACTTGCTACACTTGCACCCTCTACGAGAGCTTGAGACAATCCATTGAGACTACGTAAGTCTCCTATAAATTCCTCTACTCTACCACGTCCGTAGTCTTCTCCGTCTACTGTATTGAATCGAAGCACTAACCATGGAGAGGCGTTTTTAGGAGCTGTACTGCGGCTACCCTCGAGCATCATTCCATCAACTTCTTGATGCCACATCCAACGTCCATTACTCTCATCCATCTTAACACAGGTGTATACCTCAGCGTCGTCTTCTACTGGACCTTCGTAATTACTATTCGGTCCTTGTTCTTCGGGAGGTTTAGCTATCCCTAGAATCTTTCTGTCAATTAATTCTTTAGTAATGATCTCTATAACATTACCGTTACCGTCTCTGTTTACAACATATCGTGAGAGAGGATAGACTTTTAAGCCGTCCTTACCCATAAAGATAAGTGCATTACCACCAACGATTAGGTGTTTTAATGCTTGATGTACAACTACTCTATCATTCGATGCAGCTATGAAATCCATTATCAATCTCTCTATCTTGGAGAAAGATAAGTCTAACTCGGTACGCATGTTAGGATCGAGAGTCTCGCCAAGCTTGTCGTCTCTTACTTGTAGCTTAAAGAAGCTAGTTTGTGGAGGTAAGGTAGCAAGCATAAGCTTTGCTGCCAGTGTGACAACAGCTTTAGCACCGACTGACTGCCATGGTTGTAGCAGAGTTCGCTTGCCTTTAAAGTTGTCGTCTCTTGTAATAAGATAAGGTAAGGTAAGTTCAGAACATTCTACTGCCATATCCAGAAACTGAGTTCTGTTGGAAGAGAGTTCTGAGTATCTTTCTCTTGCCTTATACATTCATTCCACCCGTTGTATTACCGGTTGTACCAGTATTAAGATTTATTTTCAGAGCATCTGTACCAGTCTTCTTAGCTGTTCCTCTTGGACTAGACTTTGCTGTTGTACCATACTCTACGCCTGCTGTTTCGTCAGGATCTACCAACTCTTTCTTGCTAGGTAGTCTTGATGCTTGCACTACGTCAGGTTGCCTTGGTTGTATAGGAGCCGGGGTAGGCATAGGTGCAGGGCTTGATCTAAATAGACACATTGTCTTCGTTTAAAATACTTTTTACATATTGTACCACTTCCCATTGTCCGGAGCGATACATGATGGAGGCTAAGTCCTCCTTGGGGTGGACGGGACGCCAAGCAAACTTGGCTTCCAGATCCTCTACCAGTTTCTCTAGTTTCTCTGAATGAAAACTAAGCGTACTGGGGTAGGTTTGTGTTTGCATGTTCAAAAAATGCGGGCATACGAGCTGCTCTTGTGTCAGAAAACTGTGGGGCTTTACCCTGATACATTAACTGATCGCTCGCATCCGCCCAAAATTTTTTCGACAAATATTTATCAGTATTGTTTTCTGCTAGGGGTTGTAGTACCCATTGTATAGTTGCCTTCCGAAGCTTATCCAAAGAAGAGCTAGGAACAAGACCCAACTCAGCACATACGAGACTATTTGTCGCAACGTGTATCTGTTCATCTCTGGATATATCAGCTGATACTGTTCTGAGAGCAGCGTCACCAAGAAACCTAAACATAGGTAGTAAAACAAAAAATATAGCTCGTTCTGCAACGAGAGCTTTGGTAATAGTGTGGTCAGGGTGTGTAATCCAAGCATCTCTTAACCTCAATGCTTCAAGTTCGGCTTGGGGATCAGCCCCGTGGGCGTCAACAATGAAGCCCAAAGCGAGATCATGTTTGATCTCATCTTTAACGTTCGACTCAAGAAGTGTCCTCGCTGCTGACGGTACGGTCCTTTCCAGCCCTTGAGAAATAAATTCTCCAACTGGTAGCTCCATATGACGTATTGCGAGAGCACGTTTGATGGTTTCTTCAGCACCTTCTTTGATCTCCCCTTTCGTAGGTTGGACTGGTGTCCATGTTCTTTTTCTTTCTAGTAGTTGTGTGTAAGGATGTTTTCTCATTGTTCGCAGTCACATTTTATTTTGTCATCATTTCCTACAATGCTTGCTAAGAAATCTTGTACGTCAGTATCACCTAGTGCTGCGTAAGCATCAGACTTATCTTGAACGTCTCCCATTACTTGTAAGCTGTAGTACAAAGAGGTCTGTGGACTTCCAAGCCACTCCTCTATAAATGCTTCGTTATATGTTACAACATCACTCCAAGAGTTGAAGCTGTATCCATGAAGCAATCCTGTCCTATCGAGCATCGTCATGATTTCGTCTGCTACACGCTTGTATGCGTCCCATCCTACTTCACTTGCTATCTCAACGTCTCCGTAGTTTACTCTTTCTACTCCGAACTCACCAGAGTCTCTGTCTACGGTCTTAGCTATTGGTGGTGCTATCTCGGGTGTGCATGTAAAGCCGTCTAGGTCTCTACTGCGATAGCTGCAACTGGCAGTGGGTGCAATAGCGAACGCCCGTGCCATATTGTTATTGTGTGCTACTTGTGCTGCCTCAAAAATCGCCCTATCCAACGCAGCGGCTGCCATCCCTGCTTCGTTACTGGCTGAGTGACCAAGGTTAACGAGGCGGAGGGCTTCACCGAAGGCAGAATAGGTAATGTTATACCTCTTGAGGAAGTTGGCAAGACCGAGCACTCCGAGCCCCACTTGTCTGTCGACTTCTGGGGTAAGGTATTCTCCAGATTCTCCAACACCTGTCCGGCCATGGAGATCACACAACTCGGACATGCCTGATACGAAAGCCTCTTGTAGGTTGTCGAGTGTACAGGCACCGAGATTGACATGCTGTAACAAGCAAGTTCCACGTGAGGGCAGGTATACTTCAAGGCAGACGTTGCCATAGATACGCTCCCCGGTATTTGGGTCGTGTCTGATTTTGTTGAGCCAGACGTCTCCTGATTTAATTCCATAAATTAATGCGTCTTTTGTATCTTGATCTGCAAATGCCCACATCTCATCGTTGATGTCGATGCAACGCTTGACCCAAGGCAGTTCTGATCGGCTTGCAGTTATAAAGTCCACCGCATCTGGGTGGGATAGGTCGAGGTGCAATACGATAGCACCATTTTTATAAGCTCCACCTCTTCTCAAGGTTTCATTTAGAGCTGAATATATTTTACCAAAACTAACTGGACCTGTAGCTACAAGTCCTTTGTCATTGGTGTGTCCGGCTGGTCTTAGCTTAGACAGGTGGATTGCACAGCCTGCACCATAACGTAGTGCGTGACTTGCGAATCTCCAGCTAGCTTCGATGCCGTTGTCCCCTTCCATGCTGTCTTCAACAACGAAGGTTGTGCATGATACAGGTAGTCTTGATGTAGGATCGTCGATCCAAGACTGTACCCGTCCAGTGCGGGAGATAAGTTCAGACATTTTAAATAATAATACTGTTTTCTATAAAATCTTTGAGTGCATTACCTAGTGCGAAGTTCTGTCGTTGTAATGCAAGGAAGAGTGTAATCACGTCTTCCTTTTTATCATAATTGCTTCTTAATTGATCTTCAATAACTCGCATCTTGAAGTCTTGTTCCATCGTCAATGGTATAGGAAGCCTCGGGCGTCCAGAGTTTGGGTTCTTTTTGTTTGGAATCATAGTCCTCATCCGTAAGTATTCTGGCAAGTCTAGCGTTAAGCAAAGCATCTTCTTCAGTCAACCCTTTATCTTCAAACGCTTTTACTACTGTCTGCCAGCTGTAACCCTCTTTGTTGAACAGAGTCTCTGCTCTCTTCACACCGATACCGGGCACACCACTGTAACCGTCTGTCTGATCGCCTGCCAGTGTCTGAATCAGATGCCATCTAGCACCCTCTTCTGGTGTGATGTAGGTAGTGTCTTCTAAATTGTATAGCTTACCGGGTATCTGTCTCATGTCTTTGTCAGGAGAAACAATGATATTCCCTGTAAG